AGCTAAATCAAGAGCTCTTAAAGCTGAGTACACAATGGAATTAGCACAAGACCTTAAAGCAATCCACGGATTGGATGCTGAAGGCGAATTGGCTAACATTCTATCTGCTGAGATCCTTGCAGAGATCAACAGAGAAGTTGTTAGAACAGTTCTTAAAACTGCTAAGATTGGTGCTCTTCAGAATTCAACAGCACTATCTGGTGTATTTGATGTCAACACTGACTCAGACGGCAGATGGATGGTTGAGAGATTCAAAGGCTTAATCATGCAAATCGAAAGAGAGTGTAACGTAATCGCTAAAGAAACACGAAGAGGTAAAGGTAACTTTATTCTTTGTTCTTCTGATGTTGCTTCAGCTCTAGCAGCTGCTGGTATGTTAGATTACACACCTGCTCTTTCAGCTAACTTAAATGTTGATGACACAGGTAATACATTTGCTGGTGTTCTTAACGGAAGAGTTAAAGTTTACATTGATCCATATTCAACTGTTGACTTTGTATGTGTTGGTTACAGAGGGTCTAACCCATATGACGCAGGATTATTCTACTGCCCATACGTTCCATTAACAATGGTTAAAGCCGTTGGTGAGAACGATTTCCAACCAAGAATAGGATTCAAAACCAGATACGGAATGGTCGCAAACCCATACGTAGCTGCAGATGGTGTCGGTTCAGATAGATCTAACCAATACTTCAGAATCTTCAGAGTAGACGACATTATGGTGTAAGCCAGAGTTTAACACTCAACTTAAAGGGGAGCTTCGGTTCCCCTTTTCTTTTTGTATAAATACTATTATGGCAACATTAACTACAAATAAAAACTTTTTGAGCCCAGTCGGGTTTCAATTTAAAATAGACACATTATATCCTAACCTGGAATACTTTGCTGTAGGTGGTACATTACCTTCGCTCAATTTAAGTCCAATTGAAACACCATATCGTGGAGTCAATTTATCCTTTACTGGTGATAGATTAACCTTTGATGATTTAGCACTGAGAGTTAATATTACAGAGGATATGGAAACATATACCGAAACCTTTGATTGGATGCATAATTTGGCTCAAGCAAAGAATGCTGAGGATTTTAAAGTCGACGCAACACTATTAATACTTTCATCACATAATAATGTTACAAAGGAAATAAAATTTAATGGAGTATTTCCAACAAGTATGAGTGCTGTTGAATTTGATGCACAATCAGATACTGTTGAATATGCTCAACTGGATGTAACCTTCTCATATACCAATTTTGAATTTGTATAAATAAGTTTACAAATGCCACGAAATGTGGTATAATATACATTATGAATAATTTAGAATCAATAATTGAAATGTGGAAAAAGGATAGTGTTATAGATGAAATGGATCTAGGGAACGCTTCCAGAGAATCCGCCAAACTACACTCCAAATACCTAGAATTATATTCAGTCAATAAACTTCGTTTAAAGAAGCTTGAACTTGAATTTAAAGTACTTTTGCGTGATAAATTTAATCACTATAATGGTAAACTATCTCAGCAAGAATTAGATACAAAAGGCTGGGACTATGATCCTTTAAATGGTCTGACTGTATTAAAAGGTGATATGGATAAATATTACGATGCAGATCCTATTATACAGGAACATCAATCCAAAATAGCTTATACTCAGGAAATGGTTGATACATTAAAAGAGATTATGGATAATATTAAATGGAGACATCAATCAGTAAAAAATGCCATTGAGTGGCACAAGTTTACATCAGGCATGTAATGGAATCCCTTATTATCTCTAAACAAAACGAAAGCTTTCTACACATAGAATGTGAAAGGTCAGTTGAACAAGAGCTATCAGAACACTTCTGTTTCTTTGTTCCTGGTTATCGTTTTATGCCTGCATATCGCAATCGTATGTGGGATGGTAAGATTCGTTTGTTTGATCAGAGAAAAAAGACACTATATACAGGTTTATACAAATATTTAAAAGAGTTTTGCGAAACTCGTGGTTATACTATAGTAGCTGATAATAAAAATGGTAACCCAGATCCTTATGAACAATACGATAGAATAATAACCGACTGGCCACTTACGGCTGGTGGTAAAGAAATTACTCCTAGAGATTACCAATTAGACGCTTTACAGCATGCATTAGAACATAAAAAAAGTTTATTACTATCTCCTACCGCATCAGGCAAATCACTTATTATATACCTAGCCATTCGAACATTCCTTGAAGCACATGACTTAAATGTTTTATTAATAGTACCAACCACATCATTAGTTGAACAAATGTATGCTGACTTTGGTGATTATTCACAGACTGATGAATGGAATCATGAAGATGAATGCCATAGGATTTATTCTGGTAGAGAAAAATATAATATAGATAAAAGAATTATTATAACAACCTGGCAATCAATATATAAAGAAAGGCTTCCATGGTTTGAGGATTTTGGTATGGTAGTGGGAGACGAAGCCCATAACTTTAAAGCTAAATCACTTACAGCTATATTAGAAAAATGTGTTAATGCTGAATATCGAATAGGTACCACAGGAACATTAGATGGGACCCAAACACACCAATTAGTATTGGAAGGCTTATTTGGTCCAGTACATCAAGTGACAACAACAAAGAAATTAATAGATGAACAATCACTGAGTGAGTTAGATATTAATGTTTTAATATTAAAGTATAGTGATGAGATATGTAAAGCCATGACTAAGACTACATATCAGCAAGAATTAGATTTTATTGTACAGTATGATCCAAGGAATAATTTTATTGCCAATCTGGCTTTAGATCAATCAGGTAATACATTAGTGTTATTCAATTATGTTGAGAAACATGGTAAACCATTACATTCATTATTACAAACCAAAATAAAAGAAAATCGAAAACTTTTTTACGTATCAGGAGAAACAGATGTTGACACAAGAGAATCAGTCCGTGAGATTACCGAGAAAGAGAAAGACGCAATTATCGTTGCAAGTCTTGGGACTTTTTCTACTGGTATTAACATTAGGAATTTACACAATATCATCTTTGCTTCACCAAGTAAGTCGCAAATTAGGGTATTACAAAGTATCGGAAGAGGATTAAGGAAGAGTGAAGATGGCCGTGGTACTAAACTATATGATATAGCAGATGATCTACATTGGAAGAGTAAGAAGAACTATACCCTTCAGCATGCTGCTGAAAGAATTAAAATATATTCCAAGGAAAAATTCACATACAAACTATACGATATAAATATATAATATGGATAACTTAAATATAAGACAATTTAAACTATTAAATAATGATGATATAATTGCTGTTCTGAATACTAAGAATGATGATAATTATATAATAGAGCGACCAGTGGTATTAATACCTAATATACTAGGAAATATGCAATTTGAGCATTGGTTTCCCTTATCATCACAAAAGGTATTTAAGTTATATAAAACTCGAGTATTACAGCATGTTCCAGTGGATGAATATATACATGAGACCTATATTAACTTTGTTCTCAATACAAAGAAACCACAGTACAAGCTTCAATCATTGACAGAAGCAGCAGAAGAATACCTGAAGTTAAAGAATGAGTATATGGAAGAGGATACCAATATTGTAGCCATTAAGGAAACAATACATTAGTATACCTCTGGCCCCTGCCAATACTATATTATTATACCATACTTTTGGGGATTTGTAAACACGCTAATGTAAAATATTTTTGTTTACATAGCAGTAAAAATGTAGTATAATATAACATTATGGAGAAAAAATAAAAATGTCAGCAAAAGCAAAAGCTAAACCACATTATGTGAATAACCGAGACTTTTCAGAAGCAGTAATGGATTATGCCATATCGGCTAGAAAGGCTAAATCAAAGGATAAGCAAGTTCCTGTTGTTACTGATTATATTGCTCAATGCTTTATTCGTATCGCAGAAGGACTGTCACATCGTCCTAACTTTGTTCGATATACCTATAGAGAAGAAATGGTGATGGATGCAGTTGAAAATTGTCTTAGAGCAATTAATAACTATAACATTGAAACAGCAACACGTACAGGTAAGCCTAATGCTTTTAGTTACTTTACTCAAATTTGTTATTTCGCTTTTATTAGAAGGATCACAAAAGAGAAGAAGCAACAGGACATTAAATTTAAATTCATAGAAAAAATGGGTATTGAAGACTTTGTTTCAATGGGTATGGATAATGACACGGCGAATGAAACCATGGCCTATGTCGATACACTCAGACAAAGAATTAGTACTGTAAGGCAAAAAGATACAGCAATTAAAGAATTTGCAAAACAAGAAAAGCAAAAAGAAAAGAATGCTAAGAAACTGGAGTTATTCATGTCATGAAAAAATTAAGTGAGAAACAAAGAAGGCATCATGTTCGCCGAATGAAGAATAGGATACCAAAAGAAGCAAAAAGAAAAGTCAAAAGAGCAATGTTGACTCGCCATCTATTAAAGGTTAAAGTATCATCAAATAGGATCGCAAAAATACAAAGACGTATGATGAAATTAGCTAAATTAAAATATGGCACACAAGGTCAAGCCCTATGAAAGTAGCCATATTAAATGATACACACTGCGGTGTCAGAAATAGTAGTGATATTTTTTTACAGTATCAGGAGCGCTTTTATGAGGAAATATTCTTTCCTTACTTAAAAGAACATAACATTAAAAATATACTTCATTTAGGAGATTATTATGAACATAGAAAATTTGTCAACTTTAAAGCGCTTAATGCTAATCGTAAGCATTTTCTTGAGCCTCTGCGCGATTCCGGTATTACTATGGATATCATTCCCGGAAATCATGATGTCTATTTTAAAAACACAAATGAATTGTGTAGCCTCAAAGAATTGCTTGGCTATTTTACCAGTAATGTAAATATCGTTATGAAGCCAACAGTGCTTGATTATGACGGTCTTGGTGTTGCTGTGGTTCCATGGATTAATAATCAAAACTATAATGAATATATGAATTGGATTGCTCAATGTAAGGCTCCGATACTTGGAGCTCACTTAGAGTTAAAAGGTTTTGAAATGATGGCAGGTATTCCTAACCCTCACGGTATGGACCCATCGGATGCTTTTTCAAGGTTTGAAATGGTACTATCTGGTCACTTCCATACAAAATCAAGTAGGGATAATATTCACTATCTAGGATGTCAGATGGAATTTACTTGGGCTGATGTAGATGATCCTAAGTATTTCCATGTATTGGACACAAAAACTAGAGAGATTACACCAGTCAGAAATCCTATCACTATGTTTAAAAAGGTAATATATGATGATACGACTACTGATTATAGCAAAGTAGATGTAAAACAATTTGAACGCAAGTTCATTAAGTTAATTGTTATAAATAAAAATGACCTTTATATGTTTGATCAATTTGTCGATCGACTACAAAGTATCGAAACTTATGAGCTAAAGATTGCAGAATCTTTTGAAGAGTATTTGGGAGAAAGCGTCGAGGACGAGAAAATATCCCTGGAAGATACTACGACCCTTCTAGACTCATATGTTGATGCTGTAGATACTGACTTAGATAAAGATCATCTAAAGGTTGAATTGAGAAAACTATATACTGAAGCACAGAACCTAGAGGTAGTATGATACATTTTAAATCATGTACGTGGCAGAACTTTCTGTCCACTGGAAATGACCCTATTACAATTCAATTGGATAGGACCCCTTCAACACTTATTGTCGGACAGAATGGAGCTGGCAAATCAACATTACTAGATGCATTATCATTTGGTCTCTTTGGTAAACCACATAGAGATATTGGTAAGATGCAATTAGTTAATTCTATTAATAATAAACGAACCGTCGTTGAGGTAGAATTTACTGTTGGTAACCAAGAGTTTAAAATTGTTCGTGGTATTAAACCAAATAGATTTGAAATATGGCAGAATGGTAATATGACCAATCAAGCATCGAATATGCGTGATTATCAAAAGTTCCTTGAAACCAATATTTTAAAACTGAATCATAAAAGTTTCCACCAGGTAGTTGTATTAGGGAGTAGTTCTTTTATTCCATTTATGCAATTACCAGCGTGGTCCAGAAGAGCAGTCATAGAAGATTTATTGGATATTAATATCTTCTCTAAAATGAATACGTTATTAAAAGAGCGTAATGCAAAAATTAAAGAACAATTAACTGATATTAACCATCAGATTGATATATTCAATACAAAAATTGATTCACAGTCTAAATACATTAAAAATTTAGAAGCACTTAACCAAGATCAAATTGATGGTAAGAGAGAATCAATACAAACACATAAAGATGATATTGATAAAATCTTTAAGGAATCAAAGCAATTAGGAAAAAACCTAACCGTATTATTATCCGAAGAGGAAAAAGGTCATAAACAATATTTGGAAAAGACCTCTGAATTTAAATCATTGGATAATGAGCTAAATAACAAAATTAAATCACTAGTACATGATGCTCGATTCTATGAAGAAAATGACCAGTGTCCATCATGT